AACAAAAATGAATTTCACAGATTACATAAGGGTAATGGTGAACTAAAACTAGAGATAAAAGAATATGAGTAGAACATTAAAAGAAGTTAGAGAAAATTTGTTAGAAGCAACAATGGCGTCTAAAACAAATTTACAATATATTAGAGCAAAGACGGCAAGTAATAATCACTTTGAGGCAAGAAGATATATTGCAAAAGAAATTTTAAAAGATACTAACTTAGCGGCTGCTTATACATCGCTAGAAATGATACACGACAGATATGCTAGAGTTATCGGTAATGACGCTATTACTATTAGACAAAGACTTGAAAGAATGATGATGGCAGATTTAAAAAGAAAAGTAAAAAATTGGGACGAAATTTATTCGGCACTATAAGGGGAAACAATGACACACATTAGAACATTAATGGATTATATGATTCAAATTGACGAAGGCAGAATGAAAGATATATTTACTGCTGACGAAGAAGGTAAATCTGCTAAAGAAATTGCAAAGGCATTAAAACTACCTTTAGGTACGGTTAAGAAAATTTTAGGTGAACAAGAAGAAATAAAAGAATTTACAGATAGTCAATTAGATGTATTGGCAAGACAATATCAAGCATTAGCAGGTAAAACTATTTCAATAGATCAGGCAAATAAATTAAGAAAAATATTTAAAGGTGTGCCTGACAGATCACTAGACGCTTTAAGAAGAAAGAAAATACCTTTCTTATCAGGTCTTGCATTATCTCGTATGGTACAAAAAGGTATGCCTGTAAAAGAAGATACTGAAGAACCAAAAGATACACAAAACAAATCTTTAAAAATAAAATTAGATAAAGAAAAAGACCAAGACGCATTAGAAAAACAATTAGTTGTTGCACAAGGTCAAATTAATATTCTTAAACAAAAATTAGAAAACGAAAAGAACAAGGCAGTTAAACCTGAACCTAATAAAGAAACAGGTGAGGTTCCTTTAACGGTTGGTATTGCACACAAACTTATTAAAGATAAACAAGAAAAAGAAAAAGAAAAAGAAAAAAAAGAAGATGTTAAAGAAGCATTTGCTGTACAGATAACTAAAAAAGATGGTGGTAAATTAATACACGGTAAATATAAAGATAAAGCAGCTGCTGACAAATTTGTTAAGTGGTATAAAACTGGTGATATGAAAGATACTAAATCTATTGAAGTTGTCAAAGAGATGGCAAAAGATGACGCTTACGCTATCGGTATGGCACAGGCAAAAAAATCTATGAATGATGAGAAACCTTTAGAGAAAAAAACTATAACTAAAGGACACGAAATTGCTAAAAAGATTCTTGCAAAAGAAGCAAGATATAGAGTATCAGGTCAAATGACATATAGAGGTATTAGTGGCAATGATGGTTTTGAAATGGTCATCAACGCAAATAGTGAACAGGATGCTGAAGATAAAGCATATAAAGAATTAGATAAAGCAAGAAGTAAAAGAAAAATCGGACCAGGTGGTGGCGGAAGTATAGAAGATGTTGATATAGAAGAAGTAGAAAAAACAAATGATCGTTTAGATCCACCATCGCATTTTAGAGTAAGTCATTATGATCCATCTATGAAAGAAGGTAAGGCACCTTTTAGATTATCTTATGACGATAGATACGGCAAACACGCTGGTTTTGAAGACGCAAAGACTTTAGCAGATTTACAAAACAAGGCAGCTAATTTAAGAAAAAGAGGATTTGTGATTAATAAAATGGGTAGAAATACATCACCAGTTAAAGAACAAAGAATAAGACCAAAAAGAATGGTAGAGTCAGACCCTATACAATACGGTCCTGATAAAGTTGCAAAGGCAATGAAAATTGCTGTAAAGAGTGATGGTAATTATAGTGGTGCAGTAAGAGAAATAGAAAAGATTGGTAAAGGTTTATCTAAAGTATCTACTATTGCAAGAGCATTAAAAACTGCTAATGAAGATGTACACGCAGGTGCTAGAATAGTGTATGAACAAATAAAAGGTCTTAAAAATAAGGCAGAAAAAACAGGTATGCCATATGGCATATTAAAAAAAGTTTACGATAGAGGTATGGCAGCGTGGAGAGGTGGTCATAGACCAGGCACAACTCAACAACAATGGGCATTTGCTAGAGTAAACTCTTTTGTAACTAAATCATCTGGTACCTGGGGTGGTGCAGATAAAGATTTAGCAAAACAAGTAAGAGGGAAAAATTAAAATGACAAAGTATTTAAAAACAAAAGATGGTAGTATTGAAGACTTAGCAAAACAAATGCAAAATAAAGTTTTAGAGTCTGACTACCAAGATAAATTTAAAAAGGCGTTAGACAAAGAAGGTAAACCTTTAGGTCATATGTCAGGTGCAGAAAAGAAAGCATTTTTTAATAAAGTAGATAAAATGCACAAAGGTAAAGACGAAAACGCTATGTCTATGCCAGACGTAGATAGATTAAAAAAACAAGGTATGAAAAAAGAAGAAACTATTTCTGAAAGAGGAGGTGCTAATACATCTTCAAAACAAGGTAGTTTTGCTAAAAGTAGAAAACCAAAATACAGATTTGGATATAGAGTTGCAGAAAAAGATCCTGCAAAAGGAAAAGAACTAGAAGAAACTCATACTACTCAAACTGCTAAGGCAAACAAACAGCAAAAGGATGCTGGTGGTGAGAAAAGTCCTATAAGTCTTATGAAAAATAAATCTATTGATGAGATTACTGCTAACAACGGTAAAACTTTTGCACAAATGAGAGCAGAAATAGATGAGGCGTGTTGGGATTCTCATAAACAAGTTGGTACTAAAATGAAAGGTGGCAAACAAGTCCCTAATTGTGTACCAAAGAATGAGGCAAACGATCCACAATCTGCTGATAAAGGTAAAAAAGAACAAGAAGCAGGCGAAGATACTAGAGATAAAAAGAAAAAAACAATGTCAGGTCAAGTTGCAACTTCTCCTGAAATGAATCCTAAAGTAGATTACAAATACTAGAACTATGAAACCACGTATCTATTGTGATATGGATGGTGTTCTTTGTGATTTTAAAACTGCCGCTCAAAAGGCAACAGGAATGCCCATAACAAAATGGATGTATTCTAGTAAGACTGAAAAGTGGCAACCTATCAAAGACACCCCAAAATTTTGGCACACAATGCCGTGGCAGGCAGGTGGCAGATCGCTATGGTCTTTTATTTCAAAGTATAAACCTCATATATTATCAGCATACGTAGAAGAAAGTTTTGATCCTAATTGTATACCAGGTAAATCACATTGGGCAAGAACTAAATTAGGTATAGCACCTGGCAGAATCAATCTAGTTAAAAGAGTACAGAAACAAAATTACGCAAAAGTAGCAGGTCAACCTGCGATTTTAATAGACGATTATAGAAAAAACACAGACCAATTCACACAAAGAGGTGGTATTGGTATACTTCACACATCCACACCAAATACACTAGCACAACTTAAAAAACTAGGTTTCTAGTATCTTTTCTTATAAATATAGCATATACTAACAAATTGAGTACCTTAACAATTTAACAAGGGAGAGAATAATATGTCAAGTTGGACTAAAGCAGATTCAGCAGCAGGAGCACCTTTATGGGCAGCGACTATGTTGAATGTAGCACCTTCAAGTGCTAATAGAACTTCGTTATATCAAAACACTAGTGCTAATACTTTTATAAGTGGGGCAACTAATGGTTTGTTTAACTACAGCGCTTCTGAAACGCAATCTGGAAAGGTTGCTCATTCAGGTTGGGTTCTAAAAACTACTGGTTCAGGTGGACGAGCAGGTAGAGTATCTTATACTACTCTAGTATGTTTAACATCTAACTCGTAATAATTAATTTATGGGGGCGCTTCGGCGCCCTTATATATACTATATGAACAAATTGATCTAGGTGTATGCCTAGAGTAGCATTCCCCATAAGGGGTTAACAGGAGAAAAAAATGGCAGATAAAAAAATAACGGCGTTGACCGATCTAGGTGACGCATTAGCAAGTGTGGATTTATTCCACATCATAGACGATCCTTCGGGAACACCAATCAACAAAAAAGTAACAGCGGAAGATGTATTTAATAATATACCTTCTTGGTTAGGACTTAAAGACACAGCACAAACTATAACAGGTGATGGTTCTTCATCATTAGCAGTTGCAGTAACAGGATCAACAACTCTTGTTAATGCTACAGCAGCTGGTTGTCCTTGTACTTTAGAAGATGGTGCTAACGGACAAGTAAAAATTATCATTAACAATTCAACTGGCGGAACAAACGCAGTATCAGTTACACCTGCAAACTTTAATGCTGGTTCTGGTACTAAAGTAAATATAGACGCACCAGGTAGAAGTGTTATGTTAATGTTTAAAAATAGTAAGTGGAATGTGATCGGTGGAAACGGTCAAGTAGTATCGTAATAATAAGGAGTATTAAATTATGGCATTGAATGAAAAAATCTTGCAAGAAGAATTAGCAGTATTGCAAGCTGATTTTGATAAAACAAAAAAGAATGTAGAGAACCTAGAAAAAGAAGTTTCTACTCAAAGAAACAACTTAAACGCAATCTATGGTGCTTTACAACAAACTGAAAAACTTTATAAGTTAAGTAAGGGAGAAAGTACAGATGGTAAAAAAGTTTAAATCTTTTGTTGAACAAAAAGATATTGAAGACTTTGAAGAAGATGTTTTAGGAGAAAGTCCACCTAATACTGCTGACGCAATGAAACGTCATAAGGCAGGTAAGGCAGGGTTCGGAGACATCACCCATTTAAAAGCTAAGGGACTGATACCTCGTAGCGATGGTAAAAAGAAAGTATCAGACAAATACAAATAGAGGAAAAAATGAAAACTTTTAAACAACACGTTAAAGAACATAAAGGTTCTGAAAAAACTGCTGCCGCTGTTGGATCACAAACTACAAATTCAGTAGAAGATTCTTCAATAGGAGCACATAATATTCAGGACGAGGCTGTTCTTCAAAAAGTTAACGCATTTGTTGGTTCTATTGCCGAAAGGGAATACTTACAACCGCAATTTGCAGTTGACGAATTAAGAGAAAAACTACAACGAATAGGTCTTACTTGTGGAGATTGTAATATACAAGGTGAATCAGGTAAAACAACCGTTGAATTGAAACAATTTGGTGGAAGATTTGGTAAAGATACCGATGGTGCCGATATAAATGATGATGGTATATCTCATAGAAAAGAGGGTGGATTAAAGATGGAAGTATCTTATGAAACTCTAAAAAACGGAACATCAAAGGTCTACGCTAAATTAGTGTAGTAATGTTCAAAGAGATAACTAAAGATACTTGGTTGCTGTATGCACAGCAAAACTATGACAATCCTACTTTTACA